TTCATCGTCCCAAAGATAGATTGGACATATGGAACCGCATACACTGCGTATTCCGAGACCACCGACATGTCTGGAGAGGATTTCTATGTCGTTACCACGGAATACAATGTCTACAAGTGCATGGGTGCGAATGGACTCTCGACCATAATGCCAACGGGTCGATCCACGGACATCATAAGTTTGTCCGATGGATATCGTTGGAAGTACATCTACACGGTTCCTGAGAACGACATAGAATATATCACCCTTGAGTACATTCCCATATTCGTATCACTTGGCGAGTATCCCGAGCAGAGGGAGGTTCAGAATACCACCAAGGCTGGAACCATAGATACCGTTTCCATCAACGCGACACTAAGTCCAACCTTCTCCAAGATATTTGCAAACAACAGGGCAATAAGCAATATTTACAAGCCGACTATCTCATCGGAACTTGGGATCACAGTAAATGCCGCTGGTTCTACATACATCTCATTCTCTCCAGTTGGCGAGGATGCCGATCCATCCAACGACTATTGGAACAACTACGCGATCTATGTCAGCGAAGGACCAGGTGTCGGGCAATACTTCAGGATACTTGATTTCGTCAAGGGTGGTTCTGGAATAAGTTACTACTATGCGAATGTGTATCCTGCAATTGACCGTGAACTCACGGAAAGCAGCATATTCAAGATTGTTCCCAATGTGGTTGTAGATGGAGACGGTTCGGAGGCAATCGTCATTCCAACCACCACTTTCGAGAAGAAGATATCTGCCCTGTCGATTGTCAATGGAGGAAAGAACTACACATACGCAAAGCCAAGGGTGACAACTGAAAGCGGAAGCGTCGATATTGGAGCGCAGATCACGCTTCTGAACAACTCTATATCAACAAGCCTCTCCACCCCGAAGGGTCATGGATACAACGCTGTCAAGGAACTTGGCGCATCCAACATAATGATCGTGGTCGAGATAGAGGGAACGCAGAACGACAAGATAACTACTCGCAACGAGTATCGTCAGTTTGGACTCATCAAGAATCCATTCCTTTACGGTGGCTCAACTCTTGCTGGCTACGATGGGGCGAACATTTCGGAAATGCTAATAAAGAAGCAGCCAGGAAAGGATCCATACACAGCCGAGTCGTTCATTGCGGGAAATTACATAGTTGGCAAGGAAACAAAGGCAACGGCAAAGGTTGTTGATTGGCAAACGACTCCAGGTTCAAAGTTCCACAAGTTGTTCGTGACCAATATAGTCGGTGACTTCAGGTTGTCCGAGGATGCATCGGATAGCGTCAGGGTCTACTACGCAAGTGGGTTCTCTGCTGCCTTTGCCACAGGGGATACAGTCAATCAATATGTCGGAACCATAGGCGTGACTCTTTCCGCATCGGGAACCATAACATCATATGACTATTACGACAAGAGCATATTGATAGACACGACTTTGGGATCTTTTGCCAGTGGAAAGACCATGACCTTCTCTGGTGGCTATACCCTCAGTGGAGCGGACATCGTGGAGGTTGACGAGGAGTTCGGTGAGTACATAAGTCAGATTGAATTTGGATCAACTGGTGGAAGCGAAGTTCTCACCTTTGGTGGGGACGAAATATTCGGGCGAATCGCCTCAACAGCATTCTCTCCAAAGCAGACTGTTGATTTCGGTGAATATGACCTCACAACAAAACTTACCATTTCCGATACCAATCCACTGACAGATGGATCTATTGCAAGTTCTTCGGCGTTTGACGGAACCTTGTCGCAGACCGATTCGATCACCTTGAAGAAAGTCACTGCGGACATCATCGACTTCAAGGTGAATGGTGGCTTGGGGTTCACTGGCATTGCGACTCTTTCCAATGTCAAGGGAACATTCAACACAACTGATCGGCTGAAGTTCACCCCCTATGGTTCAACAGCCGAAACCACTCTGACAACAACGACTGTGACCAGCATACAGCCACCAGAACTGACGATAGGATCGGGAGATTTGTTATACATAGAAAATGTACGCCCGATTGAAAGAAATTTGGAGCAACTGGAACAATTCAAGATTGTTATCGGTTTCTAGGAGCAAAGTAGATGCCTTCTCACGATTTAGAACTTTTCAATGTAACTCCGTACTATGATGATTTCAATGAGGATAAGAGATTTCTACGGATGTTGTTCCGCCCAGGGTATGCTGTTCAGTCAAGAGAACTGACGCAACTACAGACACTGCTCCAAAATCAAATCGGGATATTTGGTGATCACATCTTCAAGGACGGAAGCGTCGTAATCGGTGGACAGATCACCACACAGACCCTCAATTTCGTTCGCCTCAGACCACAATCCCTGCAAACTGCCACAACTCCGGTGGCAAAGACGCTGACATCGGATGAAGTTGTCGGTTACAACATCATTCAAAGGGATGTCGATGACAACATAATTGCTAAGGCGAAGGTGATAAGCCTTCTTCCTTCCTACAGTGCTGCCGATGACTATGCTGTGGCTATCGTCAGTTACATGTCTGGCAACGAGTTTACCGCTGGTGCAACCGTGGAGTTCGATACTCCAAATCTTCTATACGCTGCAATAGCCACAGATTCATCGACGGTTCCTTTCAAGGGTGATTGCCGAACAGTTGCAGTTGCCGAGGGTATCTTCTACATCAATGGATTCTTTGTAAAGACAAACAACCAACTTCAGCCAGCATACGCGATAACGGATGAGATACGGCAGTTTGCCAATCCAACTGGTTCGATGGGACTGAATGTCAAGTCAACGATAGTCTCCGAGCGCGATGACTTTACGCTGCGGGATCCAGCCAACGGAAGTTACAACTACAATGCTCCTGGATCACATCGTTATAGAATAGATCTTGAACTCATATTCACTGGCGTTTCCGATCAAACCAATTTCTTCGAACTAGTCAGATACGATGCTGGCGAAGTTGTGAAGAAGTTCGACAATTCTCAGTATCCAGAACTTGTCAAGATGTTTGCTCAGAAGAACTACGAGCAAACTGGAAATTACATTGTCAAGCCATTCTCCATCACCATGAAGGAGAAGGACGCCACCACTCTGTATGCCGAGATCGGAACTGGAAAGGCTTATGTCTATGGACATGAGTACGAGTCTGCGTTCAAGGATCAGGTTGAGATTCCAAAAGCCAGGGAAGTTGGGGAATTCGAAGAGATTGAAGCACAAAATCGATTCGACAACTATGTCGTTGGAAAGTACAAGACACAACTTGGATTTGGTTACGCGGATAATCCTGGACGAGCGCAGTATCATACAGATCTATCGTTTTTATTCTATGGAATCGATGAGCAAGGAAATCCAGGAAATAGACCAATCCTTGTATACGGAACAACTGGCGCACCACTGACAACGACACATTATATTTCAAATGGATTTTCTGGTGCGGTATTCACGGCTTTAATGCACAAATTGGAACTTGGCTCCTCAGGAAATCAAGGAAATCATAGTCTGTTTCCCATAGGACAAAATGGTGCTGCTTATGGTCTGGAGATGAAGGCGTACCTTTCAAACATCAGTGTTTTAAGAGAGCCAACAACATCTGCACCAAATGCAAAACTAAATCTGTACAGTATAAATCAAAAAACTGGCGAATCAAGCAGAGTATTGTTTGATTTGGACACTCTGCGGGATGTTGTCCCAGAGAGCAACAGCCTATTGCCGAAGTTCAATAATTTTGCAAATCAAAAGTTGTTGTTTCCGTTGAACGGAGATGTTCCGACCACTCTGATCAAAGACAACGACAAGATATCATATACACACACCGTCTATCGGTCATTTTCTGTAATCGATGGTGTGAATGAGCAACCAGCAATCGTAGTTGATCTTAATGATAGTTCATATAGTTGGTGTAATCAATATGGCAATGTGCCAGAAGCAAACAATGAGATAGTACTGACCAAGGGCGACGGGTACTATCTCATGTGGCAAGGCTCATCGAATGCATCTGCATCACAGGGAAATGCTTCTTATCCCCATCAAGGTGAAATACTGAGAATAGTTGAACCAGGAGTTCCAAATGTCTCTGTAAATGCTGGCCCAAACAACAATTTCATTGTCGAATTCCCAACGGCAAAGATAACGGTGAACGGCAACGCCATTCAGTTCACCAAACCACTATTTCCTGGTCAATGGGTTCTTGTTGGACGGGTTCGTGCCAAAAATCAAGTTCCAAGCAGCACTTCATATAACAAGATACGAATCAAGACTCTTCAGACGGGTGCTACGGAGACTATTTCCTCTGGATTGCAGACGAGTAAGCGGGTAATAAACGAATCACAATCATATGCCAACAATGTTGGAATATTCTCTTTGTATTTCCTTCTCGACAAGGCAGATGTCTTCAAAATCGACAGGGTCATTGACCTAACAGATGGTAATAGCGGAAATGACATCTCCTATAAGTTCGAATTTGATTCTGGTCAACGAGACAGCGTCTACGGATTGGGTAGGCTATATGTGAAGTCTAAGTATATCGGAGACTTCACAAGTTCTACTCCATTAGAAGAACCAACATACAACTTCCGCGTTGAATATTCATATTTTACACACAGCGGATATGGTCCATTCGTGAAGGAATCCTATGCCAATTCTGGTGTATCATACGAAAACATCCCTGTGTTCAGCGATCCAAAAACTGGTGAGTCTATAAATCTAGTCAACGCAATCGATTTCCGTCCAGTTGAAACAATAATCGGATACAGACAACGCGGGGTGACGGGAAGTTTTTCCGCTGATGCATCAGCAGGATCGAACAATATCCCCGTTCTTGCATACGAAGGTGGATTCATTCCAGACAACTACTCCATCAAGAGCGATTACACGGCATACTTGCCAAGAATCGACAAGATAGTGGTTTCCAAGAACATCTCTGCGGATGAAGAGAACACCACGATCAGGCGCATTCCTGGAATCGCCAGTGATTCTCCGCAGATACCAGAGGATCTAAACGAGTCGATGACTATTTCGATTCTCAGCATTCCTGCATATACTTACAATCCAGACGATGTGAAGACAAACATCATTGCAAACAGCCGACTTACAATGAAGGACATCATTGATGTCTCAAAAAGGGTTGACAATCTTGAGCAGCATGTTGTCGTAAGCGACATCGAATCAAATGCTCTATACAGAGACATAAAGACATCCGATGGTCAAGATGCCATCATCAGGGCGGTTCTTGTGGATTCATTTGACGGACATTCCATTGGAGATGTTTTGAATCCAGATTACCGTTGTTCGGTGGATATCGAAAAGGGAGAACTAAAACCAGGCTTTGACTCTCATGCATTCAGCATGGAGTATACCGATTTAGATGCTGGAATAACACTGACGACAGACAATATACTCTGCGAGTCATTTACACGCTACGCAACTCCAGTAGTACAGCAAGACAAGGCAAGTTTCGTAACTGAAGTGAATCCATTCGGTTTTCCGAATTGGGTTGGCGACATGACCGTTTCGCCGCATGGCGATTTCTGGTTTGACAGGGATTTCCGCCCATTGGTCAAGTACAACGAAGATGGCGTCAATGATGCTTGGGCTGCTGGAAATAACGATGGTTTGAATGGACACGGAACGCAGTGGAATGATTGGGAAAGCATCTGGTCTGGTCTATCAATAGAATTGACGGAAGCAGAAAGCAAGAAGAATGCAGAGTTCTTTGCAAGAAGTCGCGAAAAGGCTGTTGCAGGATCACTGGATAAGAAGTTCTTCAACAAGGAAGGCATTCTTCGAAAGACCGAGACCATCGATTCGAACAAGAATGTGTATCAGGTTGATTTCAGAAAGAAAGACTACTATACGAATGTCTCCACAGACACCGTGTTGAACAGCAGCGTCATTCCTTACATGCGAGACAACATATTGGTGTTCAATGCATACAACATGAAGCCTGGCACTCCAGTCTATGTCTTTGTTGACAATACAGACATGAGCGACATTTGCTATCAATACGACGATAGCGGGGCGACTCTTGATCTTGTCGCAAGAGGAACTGCATTTGGTACTCCGTTCCTGACAGATCCTGCCGATGGATCTCTGCGAAATGTTGTTCTCCCAATACCACGCGGGCTTTTTGAAGTTGGCGAGAGGTTGATACGAGTCACGGATGATCCAAACAACAATGTGCAGAATGCCACGACTGTTGCTGAAACCATATTCTTCTGCAATGGTATCAAGGGACAGAATGCATACGACATTCAATCTGTTCGTACACCTGAGATACGAAAGCAGACCCCAAACAGCAACAAGGTAGTGTCAACTCCTCTGTACAAGAGCAAAAACATCAACACCATCAAGTACAATAATTGGATAGATCCAATGTCTCAGACATTTGAGATCAAGAATGAAGTCTATCCAAATGGTCTCTATGCAGAAAGCGTGGATCTATTCATTGCCTCGGCAGATGATGAACTTCCGATCACAATCCGCATTTGCCCAGTCGTGGGCGGCATTCCCCACACATCAGTAGTGTTGCCGTTCAGCACGGTGGTCAAGAATCCAAGCGAACTCAATGTCGATTCATCGACTCCTGTGGCAACAACATTCAAGTTCTCCACACCAGTGTTCCTTGAACCAGGCGAGTATGCAATCACCATACACACGAACAGCAGACTCTATTCCTTGTTCGCAGCCAAGATTGGAGAAAAGGATCTTCTCACTGATGAGAGGATATCATCCACATTCTCTGGTGGATCTCTGTTCAAGTCACAGAACAATTCGCAAACAGTTGGTGAGAACAACACAGATCTAATGTTCAAGTTGCAC